CCCGGCGGGCCATACTCAACGCGATTGCCACGGCTTGCTGTTGGGGTTTGCCCTCATCCATGAGAAGCTTGATTTTGTTGCTGATCTTGTCATCCATCTCTGATTCAGGAACCGCCCCGTCATAAGTTCCGGTCGGGCCTATGATCTCAATCCCTTCCTTTTTGTCTGCCGCATCAATCTGCTTAACCAGTTTGGCAGACCACGATTTGCCAGCATCACCGCCCCACAGGAGCCAAGCAATATACCCGGCTGAATCTTCTCCCCATCCTTCACCCTGCTTGTCCACCTCGTGCCGGGCGAAATAGCTGTGCATCCGCTTGGCTGTCTCTGGCGTGACCGATTGACCATTGCTCAAAGTTCTGGCCCGGGCGACACCAACAGCGGTTCCGCCTCGCTTGTGTTTCTTGCGAAGTTCCAGCCCGCGGGCGGCAGCTTTGCGAACGCCTTCGGGGGGCGAGAAATCAATGTGGGAATACTTCTCCGCTTCCATAACCGATTCTTCAGTCGGTGAGGCAATGTCGGGTTGCTGGTCAGATTTCGGTTCAATATCGGCAAAAATCTGATTGATAATATCCCCGCCAACTTTGGGAAATGCGGCCACAGCAATTGCCTTGGCCGTGGTGATCGGAAGGGATCCCGTGCTTGCTTGTGTGGCAAGATCAACCAATGAAGTGACTTGAGCGCCATTAAGCGCCGTGTCTTGCATTTCTTCATTGCCAACATTTGCAGCGGCTGAATCTGGTTGATCTTGAATTGGCTGACCAGTCGGGTTCGCAACTGCTTGTGTGCTTTCTTCTCTCGCCTTGCGGATGTTCCGCTGTTCTTCCTCATAGTTCTTCCCGGTTTCCGCCGTGATGGTCTGCGGCGACCATAGGCCCATATCCATGTAGGTTTTGGCGGTTTGTGCTTCCCGGTCATAATCCCGGGCAATCAACTGTGGACCTTTCGCCCGAACCACCACATCGGTGAGGGCTTGCCGGGGAAGCATCCCGATATTAACCGCATGGCTCAATTGCTGCCAAATCAGCGACCGCCCGGGGCGGGTTCGCCTTTCGCCAATCGCTTGGCCCAGAAGTTTTTGCATCCGCTCAAAAGTCTTGACCGCTGGCGCTTCTGCCACCAATGAACTTGCGTAGTTGTTGTTGGATGCGTCCGTACTCATCATGGTTTCGGTAATGCCAAACCGGGAAGCAATCGCCCGCAAATTGGCGTTGAGCGTTTCCACCAGATCACCGGAACCGACATTCAGGCTCGGGAACTCGTATCCCACATTCCCGGTAGTTGTCAGGATCGATCCGTATCCCATGTGGCTGATGTTGGTATTACGGTTTTGAATCGGATCGCTGACGGTGAAATCGGTGGCCGTCCGGGCAAGTTCAGCCACGGCATCAGGCGGGCTGTCATTCACCTTGCGAATCACGGCAATCTTTGACCGGGCCTTGGCCAATGCAATCATCGATTGCAACACATCCTCGGCAGCCCGCAGATTGGATTCCACGGCATAGATGGTCGGGAGCCCTCGCTTGCTGTTGGATTCGCTGTTGATCTTCAGATGCAAAATCTGATCGGCTGGAACCAGCGTTGGCGTCAGATCAAACCAAGGGCGTTCAATCACCCAATACCCGGTGATGTCGTGAATATCATCATCATCGCATTTGATGCCGAATGAATTGTTCGGGGTGGTGTCATCAGCCGGGGGGCGAATCAATTCAGGCTCAATAAACCGAACACGAAGCAATCCATCCGAACCGGCAAAGAACCGCAAGAACGCTTCCCCGTCAGCGTGCAACCGATAGATGATTTCTGATTCAATTTCAGGCATCCGGTTGTGTTCAACCAACAGGTCAACCAAATCCTGAGTTTTCTTGATCAAGTCCAAATTGGCCCCGTCGTACCGGGCTTGGACGGTGTAAGTGAACCCTGTCCCGACCACATAGTTCCTGTGGGCGTTGATCGCGCTGATGGCAAATTCATTGTTCCGGGCAATCTGCCGGGAACGATCCCGAATGATCTTGAGTTGCCACCAGTTGATATACAACGGCAACAATTCGCCCGCCATCCGGTTATCCCGGCGGGTCAAATATTGCTGGGGAACTCCGTCCATGAACCCATACGGGCCAACCTCGGCAAATAAATCCCGGGTGTCCATGTACGGGAAATAAGGCATGGACGCATACAAATCCATGCTCTCGCTGATTTTCTTTGGCCCGTCAGCCGGTTTTGAATCGCTCATTTATACAATCCCCCTCAATATGTAAATGAGCAATCAAACCCGCCCCATAATCCGTTCAGTAAACCCATTCTGCCCTTGAATCAAGCAAGCCAGATTGAACGCATCCGCAAGGTCTGGCGAGCTTTTCAACCGGCGTTTGGTCATTGCTTTGGGTTCCACCATGCGCCGCTGCAAACTGTCCAGCGTGAATACGGGTTGTTTCAATTCTAACATCAACTGATTGCGAATATCTTCCGGAAGCATGGCGATTGATATTTGTTCAGCATCGGCAAGGTCGGATGATGAGAACCACAGTTCAGACCGGAAGTTGGGGAAATCGCCCTCGTAACGGGATCGCAAGGCTGAATTGATTTCCACAAAATTAAACCGATCGTTGGTTCGGCCTTTCATGTCCACCAGACCGGCCCCAAGCCCGGCGGCATCAATCAGAACGGGAATCTGTCGGGCGTCCTGTCCGGGTTGGGCGTATTTGATGCAAAGTTCCTTCAGACGGTCAGCAACCATTGTCAGGTTCCAACCGCGGTGGGATTCCATGTGGATGATGTTTTGGCCCTTGCGAACGCAGACCGCCGTGCGATCATCACCGAATCGGGCCGGATCGCATCCGATTTGAACCAGCCATGCCGGGTTCATCTGGATTGGCTGTTGCAGGGCTTGCAATGCCCGTTCAGACCATACGGACGCAACGGAACGGCTGGGCCATCTGCCCAAAACCTGAACCTCAAACAACGGAGATTCCGGCTCATACCATTGACCGGCCCAATCAAACGCATTGTTGGGCATTTCCTCCCCGGGCTCAATCAACCGGCATTCTTCCCGGACTCGGGCGTCTACGGTTGGTCGGCTGATTGCCCCGGGAACCTTTTCCTGTCCGGTTGTCACATTGGGATGTTCAAGGGCAGACATTTCCAACACGGTGTGCTGCCCGGAAGATTCTGCCAGATAAGCGGGGCATGAAATGTCATAGGGGTTGTAGATGGCCAAGAAATAATGCCCGGGGCGGTTCGGTTCCACCATCGTTTTTGCCCGATCCCAGAATACAGCATCTATGCCCGCGGCTTCGTCAAAAACGATCATCTGGTGATCCATGTGACGGCCTTGGAATGAATCGCCCTTGGACGCTGTCAGGCCGTCAATCCAATGATCTGGTGAAGATTCCAGCCGGGTTGCCTTGGGCAGCCAATTGGGATCATCAGCTTTGATCCGGCGCAATTCCCGGAACAGCAAATCCTTGACCGATTTCAAGGTCGGCGCGGTGGTCAAACAGATTCCCGGATTGAATCGATCATAAAACCACGATGCGATTAAAGCTGAGATAAAGGTCTTTCCAACCGAGTGGGCAGCCCGAACCAGAACGGAATACGGGGGCGTCACAATCGCCCGGCAGATTTCTTCCTGTTGTGGCGTCAGATACAGCCCTTTTGCCCGGGCGTAATCAATCGGCGTTTCATGTACGATCTTTTCCTTTTTTGGGATTTGGCTTCTGAGCTTCTTGGCTTGCTTGAGCATTCGTTGCAAGTTCATTTCTGATTGCCTTCAGTTCCTTCCGAAGTTCATCCAAATCCGTTCGCTCGTTAATCTTTGCAAACCATTCCGGGTGACGCCTTTCCAGAACCCATGCGCCAGCTTGCCAGTTCTGCTTGGATGCAGCTTCAATCTTTTTCAGATTATTCTGGATAAACTCGGCTTGAGCCTTTTTCATCTCAGCCCGCAAACGAATATTAAGCGGGCCTTTGGATTGATTGGATTTCCAGTTGTATAGCGTCTTTCTGGATATCCCTGCCACTTGGGCAGCAACTATCCACGGGCAACCAATCCTGATTGCATCGCAGATTGCTTTTATATAGTCCTCATTCAACTTGAGCGGTTTAGTCTTTCTTTTCATGCGTATTATTCCAATTGGTCATTTATATATCCATTGGAAAATATTATACCCATCACGGTTCCACAACCCGGCTCAAGTATTCCATATTGCCTTTTGTTCGGCTCAACTCGTGTTCGGTGAACCAGCCGCCTAGCGGACGGAATGACCGGCCCTGTTCAGCGTGCCAGCCGTCGTATTCATCCTTGTACGGCCCGCATCGGATGAAATGTTGCTGGGACCGCTGGAGCTTCCCGTATCGGCTTAAATGGGCAATGACATTCTGATCGGTGTTTTTCCAATGCACATGGCCCGACAGGTAATAGTGGGCAAAATATTGCGAGCGTGTCCGGGAATGGTCTATCAGGCCCCGACTCACAGGGCCACCCCCCCCATAGCCATGTGAAAAATGTAGCGTACGGGATACAGATCGTTTCTGGTTGCGTTGCTGGTGGAACACCAGATTCACGAATCCCCAATACTTCCCCAGTTGCGTTTCGCATTTCGGATTGGCTGATTTGATGGCGTAAACCAATCGATCAAGCAGATTGATTTCATGGCGTTTGGTGATGGATGTTTCATGGTTGCCGAGGCTGATCAAGGCGATATTTTCAGCCCAAGGCTTGAGCCAATCGGCGGCTTGTTTTACCACCTCATCCAGATAATTCCCGACTAGCAATTCCTCCCTCAGTTCCGACTTGCTGGAACGCGGATCGTATTTGCCACCCATAACATCAAAGAAGTCGCCATAGATGAGGACGGGAGCGCCTTCAGCCTTGGCCTTGTCCAGATGGCTGGCAAGCAATGCCCGGTCGCATTTCTTGGAATCCCAATGGCAATCAGCCATGTGAAGGATTCGGCGCTTTTGGATCGGGTTGCCCACATCCATCACCAGACGATGGACATGAGGCTCAATGTCTTGAATTGTCCACCATCCGGGCATCATCAATCCTCATCAGGATCGGGATCATCTTCCAAATCGCAATGCTCGCCCGATTCAATGATGGATAAACAGATGTTGGAAAGAATGTCAGCGGCGCGGATGGCGTCATCATCATGCCCGGAATTGACGATATGCGCCATCCGATTCATGCACAGGTCAAGGTTGGCTTTCAGTTCAAACCCTGAAAAATGGATTCCCATCGGTCACCCCTTGACTTGATCGTCACCCAAAGGCTCAACATTGATCGCCTTGGCTCCCTCAAGAAGCAGCAAGCGCAATGCCTCAACCGACTCGGAATGAAACAGCACGGCGGCAACCAAAGCCTTTTCAAATTTGCCCTCAACATAGGCGCAATGGGCTTCGTTGAGCCAATCCCACGATCCGCATTCCGGATGCGGCGGGTATGGTTTTTCAGGGTTGCTTGCTGACATTAGCTACTCCGGGAGCGAGAGCGCCCGGCGGGTGATCTGGGGTTCCTGATCAAGAACCGCCCGGCTGATCTCATCCTACGCCCAATAGATGCCCGGTTGCTGTAATTCCTCAAGCCGACCGATCCACCATACCCCCACCAATAGAATCGGCCCTTTGACGGGGCCATGATCATGTCATTCATCACCTTCCGGGGAACGCGGGGATAAGTGTAACGGCCCCCCGGGTTGTTTCTGGATGGATTGATGACGATCATCGTCAGATCGCCCCGTTCCATCAGGTACTGCCGGACATTCACGGCAGAACTCAACC